GGGGTTCTAAGTTTTTGTGCACAAACGTCGAGCACTGACGGGTGGTTGAAACCACCAAACTCCCGTAGCCAGGGACAGGCGCTGGGAACGTACCCAGCACTAGGGCAACCAAAACGGTCCCGCTTGCCCAACGCGGGACCCCAAGTACCTCAACAAGTCACAATACCAGAGACGAATTGCTTCCCGGTAATGTGCTTATGTAGGACTCCCCAAGCTGCATAAGTACTGCAACAGCTTCAGGATGGGTGGGAAAAGAAGGCTTCAGCATAGGTCTGTCAGAGAAAGACTCCAACAATTGAGCGACAAACTGATTGTAGGCTGCTTGGCCGTGTAAAGACATCTCACACGCGGCCATCAGAGCTTGGGTGGTGAACTCAACTTCAGTAACCCCTTCTTAACCCAAAGGACTTGACGATATATTGATTCTTTTTGCAGCGGAGCAACGACGCCAAAATTGGGAATTCGGAGAAATGAACGGCCAAGAAATTGGATGGAGCTCATAGAATCATATGGCTCAACGACAGGAGTTTTAAGAGCAGTGGTGTACCTCATACCTATGTCAGCTTGAAAGTCGCGGTACGCAATGGCATTATACCGCTCGTCACTACTGGATACGACATGATCGTCGCCAAGAGCGATTATATAGCAATATATCCAGTAGTTTGAATGAGGCATCTTTGTGACACGAGAAAAGCAAATAATATGCGATGTAATGTTACAAAAAGTATTAAGAACAGCAGTGAGGAAGTCTCCAGGGGACATTCCAGAGAAAACACAAACAACGAAGACTTTTCCCTTCTGCTTCTTCCAGTCAGGAAGCTTCTCATACAACGAAGCATACGTTTCGCCAGGGGGGGCAGGGCAAACAACGTAGCGAACAGGAAAACAAAAGTTCCCAACATAAGTTCGACGTGCTTCAGAGTGCTCCCAATCAGAGTACCAATCAATAATAGCGAGACCGCAACCCATAGGCAAGCTACTGTTCAATTCTTGATCCCAGCCCGCAGTATCTCCAGCGAACTGACGATGGTCGGGGAGCGTAAGGCGTTGATGTAATTCAGCCCACTGAGTATAGGGATTAACGCCAATTGCTG